TTCTCGATATTGCGTCAGAAGTTTGCAAGCCATTTGGCATATCTGTGTCTCTTGGTGGTAATGCAAGTGTTGGAGAAAAATTCAAGAAGTTTTCACTTCAAGATGGCGAAACAGCATTCAGCTTGATCGAGCGTCTTTGTCGCCAGCGTGCTTTGCTACCTCTTTCAACTGCTGATGGTAATCTGCTGTTGGATGTTCCAAAAGCTTCTTACTCTGATGATACTTTAGTATATGGAACAAACATCAAATCTATAGATGAATCCATAGACTATGATTCACGTTTTTCTTCATACACTGTAAAAAGTCAAGCTGACGGAGATGGAAATCCATGGTTAGCAACAACAGTGACAGGTCTAAAAGGCACAGCATCTGACAAAGTGATTTCCAGACATAGACCTCTTATCATGCAAGCTGAAAGTAAGTCTTCTTCAAAGTCTCTTAAAGATCGCGCATCATGGGAAGCAGTTGTTAGATTTGGTCGCTCTCTTTCATATTCCATTGTTACGCATACGTGGAAACAAACATCAGGCTCTTTGTGGAAACGTAATAGCCTCGTTGATGTAGTATGTGATGAGCTTGTTTTGGATGGAACATTCATTATTGCAGGTGTCACATATTCTTTAACTGCATCAGAAGGCCATAGCACATCTTTAACATTACGACATCAAGATGCATACACTCCAAGTCCTTCAGGAGAAATTGACGCATGAGTGTATCAATCTTAAACAGAATGCTTAAGCCACTAAAAGATAGAATTGCGATGATGCTTGCAAAGGGCATTCTTGAATCTGTGTCAGACACAACAGCAATGCAACTGATTAAGCTTAGCATGTATGAAGGAGAAGTTCAAGAAGATATTGAGCATGTTCATCCGTATGGTTTATCATCAAACTGTCCAGCTGAAGGTGGCGAAGTTGTTGCAGGATGCATCGGCGGAAATCGAGACAACACCATTGCTCTTGTCATTGGTAACTCTAAGTTTAGAGTGAAAAATCTCAAGTCAGGAGAAGTTGCTTTGTACTCAAAGTTCGGGCAGCAAATTTTGCTCAAAGAGGATGGATCAATTGTTGCATCACCAGCGAGTGGCAAGTCTCTTGTTGTTGAATCGAATCTTGAAGTTCATGGCTCTATTTCTTCAACAAGTGACATTTCTTCTGACGGAGATGTTACAGCTGGTTCTATATCATTGCTATCACACGTTCATGATGGCACAACAATCGTTCCTACTGTAGCTGGCACATCTGGGACTAATGCTGGTGTCACTGGAGTTCCACAATGAGTTATGTAACAACAGCAACTGGATTAAAGCTTCGCGGTGACATAAAGTTCTTTTACTCTGTGCCACCTGATTACATTCCTGCAGATGTTAGATTTGATCGTGACATTCAAGACATAGTGTCAGATCCAGGACTTGAAACTGCAATACTTATCATGCTATTTAGTGATAAGCGTGCATCAGTAGATGATGTTCTTCCTGACAATTCATCTAATGACAAACGCGGCTGGTGGGGCGATGTGCTGTTTGAAGAGAATATCGGATCAAAGCTTTGGCTTTTATCACGTGAAAAAACTCTACAAACATTAAATGCAAAACTTGAAGAGTACACACTTGAAGCATTGCAGCCTTTGATAAAAGAAAAGATTGCAAAGAGTATCACAGCGACTGTAACACGTATCGGCTCTCATCAGTATAAAACTCAAGTGAAGATTTACAGATCGACTGATCAAGACATTTCATTCACTTACTTTTACAACTGGTTGGCTCAAACTATTGGAGGCTCAAATGCCGTATAATCGTCCTTCTCTAAAAACTATTTACACACGCATCGTTGCTGATTTTGAAACACGCTTGAACAACAGATCAATCGCTCGTGGTCAAGGATTTTTGCAAGTAAAGATTTTGAAATACTCATTGCTAGGCATAGTAGCTGCAGTATTCTCTGGAGTTGCTCACATGCTATATGGTTACATTGAGTATCTTGCAAGACAGCTTCTTCCCGATATTGCAGAAGATGAGTGGCTTGTAAGACACGCAAAATTGAGAGGGCTGGTTCAAACTGCAGCAACATATACAACTGGAGAAGTGAACTTTACTGGAGTATCTGGCACAGTAATTTCATCAGGCACAGTTCTGCAAGATGACAGTGGCATTCAATTTGAAGTCACTTCATCTACGACAATCACTGGTGGCTTTGCAAATAATGTTCCAGTTAGAGCAATTCTACCTGGCACATCTGGAAATACAACAGCAATTGAATTGACATTAGTTTCTCCTATCACGGGTATAGATTCAACTGTCACTGTTGCAGCAGGCTTCGATGATGGAGTTGATCAAGAAACTATTGAGGAGCTTCGTGCGCGATATCTTCTTTTGCTTCGTGAACCACCTACTGGAGGTCGTGATGCAGACTATGAACGCTGGGCACTTGAAGTTGCCGGCGTGAGTTTTGCCTGGACATTTGATGCTTACGCAGGTCCAGGAACAGTAGGCGTTGGTGTAGCAGGACCTGGTATTTCCAGCGTATCACAACCCACTATAGATGATACTGTGCAAAACATCAATGCACAACGACCTCTTGGCATTACTCTATATGTTTTCAATGTTGACACAAAAACATTTGACTTCACAATTTCAGTGCCATCAGGAACAACACAATCTGTACAGGATCTTATTCAAGAAAATCTAGCTTCTTTGTTTACAGATGAAGCAGAACCTGGTGGTACTATTTTACTTTCTCATATCAATAGCGCAATCATGACATCTGGAGTTTCTGACTTTACAATCACAGAAATTCTTGAAGACAACGTTTCGCATCCGATTAGCAATATTGTTATGACAGGAATTGAAATTGCGAAGCTCGGCACAGTGACTGTAAACGAGGTATAACATGTCTTCTCAGGATTTAGAAAAATACATCCCACAGCAGAGATACTTTGAATTCGAGTATCTTAATATGCTGTTGCGTATGTTGCCTCTTGGTCCAATATGGGGAGCAACACTACACAAGATTTCAGAATACTTATATCAAAACTTGATTACTACATCTGGTGACACTCAAGACAATCCAAATAATAATGTATACGAAGTGTGGGAAGGACAACCCTCTGATGGCAATCCTTCTGATAGTCTTTTCGGTGTTTTGCTTTCTGTTTTTGCTGCTGAACTAGAAAGATTGGATGCTTCATGTATCGATCTTTTTAGACAGCAAGTGCCAGGTACTTCAACCGATATGCTGGATGATTGGGAAAGAGTTCTGGCATTGCCAGAGTCTTGCTCAACAATTCCAACATCTCTTGAAGAAAGACAAGCTATTGCGCAAGCAAAGCTTTATTCTGCTTACAACGTAGGATTGAACAAACAGTTTTATATCGACTACGCTGCAACACTGGGCTTTGTAATTACTATTGATGAAGATAGTGATTTGTCAAAGCCTTTTTACGTAGCTCCAATTGGAGTTGACCCATTTGATATTGGATCTAGAGTTGGAGATCGACTCAATGATTCAAATCAGCTTGGAGTTGTTGTATTTACTATCATTAGTGGACCAACAGATTCAACACAATTGAAGTGCGCAATGAACAAGCTCAAGTCATCACACGTCGTCATCGTATGGGAGTAACACATCATGGCACCAAAAAATATTGAATTTCTGCAAATTGAATCTGTGCTTGAAGCTTTAGGGCTCAAGCAGCTTGCTGTAGAAGCATCACCTGACACTGAACTTGGATTCAGAATGTGGGGAGGAAAAGATGCTTTGGGTATTGTTACACGCTGGCTTGCAAAGAATAAGCCCGGCTTGCTATACTCATTGCGTCTTTCTTCTCTTACTGGAGCATCTGAAAGTGTTGCAAAAATTGATGAGAATGGAAATATCATTCGTGGCTCACTAGATAGCTCTGATATTCCAGATCACAATGATCTTGATGGACTACAAGGTGGCACAACAGATCAATACTATCATGTAACTTTGATTGAAAAGAACAATCTTCATCCACCACTTACTCTAGCTTCAGCATCTGGTCCTCTTGCTCTTGATACTCAAGAAATCAGCTTCTTATTTGGAGCAGGTCTAACACTTCAAAGCGGAGCATTAGTTGTTGATACTGCTAATATCTCACACTCAGCTCTTGGTAATCTTAGCGCTGATGATCACACACAGTATCCACGTGTAGATGGAGCACGAGGTTTTTCAGCTCCTGTGAGTGGATCATTTCCACAACAGCAATCTCATTTAGCTACGAAAGAATACGTCGATGCAGTCACATCTTCCGGCATTGATTTTCTTGAATCTGTAAAATCAATTGCAAATACAGTGCCAGTGGGACCCGCTAGTGGAGACAGATACATCACTGACACTCAATCAGGTGACTGGTCTGCTATAACATTGAACTCTGTGGTGCAATACACAGATGATGAAGAGTGGGATGTCACATGGGATCCATCAGATCCACGAGCACTTGGTGCACGTGTTTATGTAGAAGATCAAGATCAAGATTTCCGATTCACTGGAAGTGAATGGATTCCTATTCCTGAGGTGAAATTTCATAGCGAACTTCTTGAACTCGATGCAGATGATCACACTCAATACTCACGCGTCGATGGGACACGATCCTTCACTGCTCCGGTTGGTGGAGTAGCTCCTACTACAGGATCACATCTTACAACACGCTCATGGGTAGAAAGCTTGTTCACTCTAAGCTCAACAACACGCTTCTATCTAGATCCACTGAATGGCAATGATGCCAATTCAGGATACGCTGCAAATGCTGCCAAGAAAACCACAACAGCTGTCATGGAAGCAATCAAGATTGGATCAGGCCCACGTGTTCTTCATATCCTAGGTTTTGACAATGTCACATTCGATGGCACACAATGGTCATCAAACACATTGCCAGCGCCTCTTGAAGTTGTCTGTGAGCAAGAACGAATTTATGTGACATGGAGAAATGTTCTAGCAAATACTGCTCCATTAAAGTTCTACGGAGGCTCTCACGTATTTGATGCATCAGTGTTTAACGGCTTTTTGCTTTGCACAAATACTGCAACAGTTACGTGCAAAAATGATACATTATTTCAATATGGCACGTTTATTTTTGACACTATGGATTTTTCAATACTTACAAATGAGTTAAGCTCTGCATTAAGAACACTAAACTGCACATTTTCAGTCACATCTAGCAACTGGTTTTCATGTGCTGAAGGTGGAACTCAAGCACAATGGGTTGCCACAGGATGCAATCTCAGTCTCGATATTGATGTGCTTCAATTATGTGACGCTTACTCTATCTCATTTGATACAGGATCTTACGACATTCGAGTAAAACGCTTCAACACGATTGGAGCAATTGTTGCTGCGTCTGTGACAGCAGACACCGATTTCAATTTTGTGATTGGAGTAATTGCTGAACAACCTGGGGATCCTCCTCCACCATACTTGGTGATCGGAGCAAATGCTGGAGTTACTGTTAATGTGTCCGTGTTTGTGGGAAATCAAAATGGGCGCACATACATGATTGGAAATCCTAATGGCACTACTAATTGGAAAATCACAGAAGCAGGCATTGGAAATGATTCCAAGAAAGTTCTTGTAGATTCTCAAGACACTGTAGAAGAATTTCTTTTTGATAAGCTTATTGCTTCAGGCGGCGCAAGCATTTCAGCTGTAACAACTGTCCCAGGGCAGCGTAAAGTTGTTATTGCTTCGAAAGAGCCTGGAAAAGCAGCAGAACGTCTATTTCCAATGAGCGAAACAGATTCCATTTCTATGGATATAGTGACAGTCACTCCACCGGATGACGGCGAGTTCATGGTGCAGTTTGATTTGTTTCTTAAACAAAATTCTTTAAGCTCACCTACAGTTCTTCGATTCATTGGAGCATCAAATCAATCGAATTCAGGTGGATCAAAATTTGAAGTGATTTCAGGCTACGCTCCATCACAGTGGTTGAATGAACTTAAGATTACTGAAATGAATCCAAGTGGTGGCACAATTCTTTTCAAGTTGATGATTCAAAGTGGTATCTACTCTTCATCTACTCTACGTGTTGAAGTAGCTAATGGAGCCACATCTCCTGAAGCAACAGCAGTATGGTCAGCTGCTTCGTATGAGATTGCAGCGCCGCTTGGAAGAGAAACCACTTTCCTACGCGATTCATCTTCCAGTGGATCGACATTTGATTATGCAGACTTTACTCCACAAAATGCTCCACCTTCAGATGTTGCTGGTCGTGTTTATTATGACAACAACTTAAAGTCATGGATTGGACGTAATGGCCAAGGAAGTAGACTGGAGTTTGGGCGTGAAACATGGGTTCGTTGCGTAAATCTTACAGGCTCAAATATCTTACATGGGCAAGTGGTTTACATTGTAGGGTCTGATGGCTCTATTCCGACAATCGCTCTAGCTAAAGCTGATGTTAAAAACACATGCACTATGATTGGAATGGCAACACACGACATTCCACACAACACTTCAGGAGAAGTTTGTTTTGGAGGCATGACACGTGATCTTAATACATCTGGCTTTTCTGCTGGACAACTAGTTTTTGTATCACCAACTGTAGAAGGCGGACTTACAACAACTGAACCTGTATTTCCATACTGGTCAGCACGTGTGGGACGAGTAATTACTGCTCATTCAACTGCAGGGATTATCTTAATTGTGCCAGACACTGATCCTCAAGTAGGAAGTGGAGTTCCTGGTCTTACATTCAAAGAATCAACTTTGTCTCCTACTTCATACTCATCAGGAAAAGGCTCATTCTCTAACGCATACGGCACGCAACTCGGCACAAGCTTCTACGCAAGTGCAGGATGGAAGCCACTCAATGCTCGTTTCAGACTTTCTCAAGGGACTATAGATGGTAATGTACGCATTGGAATCTATAATGAAGCAGGAACTTCACTGCTTGCGCAAACAGATGTTTTCTCTGGCTCTGGAGATGTGGTTCTACAGCAGTCTATGACATCGCTATTTGCAAATGATCTAGTGCCTGGAACTCTATATCACGCAGTTATTTGCTCAAAAGCAAATGGCATGTTGGTGTATGGAATTTCTCCTGGCGCATTGAATACAAATCCTCGCATGGGTTTTCAAGGACAAATCATTATGGATGGCTCTTCAAATTGCCCAGCAGACATCTCATCTATCATTGGCTCAGCTTCAGCTGATCGCGCGTGGATCGAACTATTCTAAGGAGTTTCACATGAACATACATATCGCAAAATTCAGAAACCCATCACAACAAGCTATCAAACTTGGTGACAACTCACTTCTACAGCCTGGATCAAGCATCTTCATCTTTATGAATAGAAAGATGTTTACACCAGTGTTTGATTGGAACATCGCATTTGCATCTGGCTTGGAAGCTCTTGATTTTGAGGGCAATCCCATCAGCACTGCATCAGCAATTCCTGCATGCACAATGCTTCAATACTTATCACAGAGTCTTTCCACTGATCTTAGTGGAAATGCACTGTGGAATATCGAAGTAAGTAAGTATTTGATCGGAGCAACTAGAACTGAAATTTTGAAAGCAAAGCTCTCTGACTATGGAACGACATGGCAAAGTGTGATGACAAAATTGCAGACTGTTAGTAATCTACTGCTTCTTGGTATGTTCAATGAAGCTTCACTGATGTTACTCACAATCACTCCGGATGAGTTTCTTACAACAGAACGTCTAACTCGCTGGTCAAACATGTGCTCAACTGCTGATGCGATCAAGGGAGACTAATGAAAGACACAACACTACAATACGTAGCAGATAAGCTTACTCCTACTCCGGGAGTTCCGGAATGGTACTTCGTTCTTGCGCTTCTTGCAATTGTCACCATAGTTCTTGGATCTATGTGGATTGATCGCAAGTTTCCTAAAAAGAAAGATTCATCTCCAGAGGATCTTATTGCACAAGCACGTCGTCAAGCTGGACAGAATGTAGGTAAACCCATGACACAAAACGAAATCTCGCAATTACAGCAAATTCTTGAAATTCAATTCAAGAGTTTTGAGCAAGTGCTAGACACGAAGCTCGAAGCTGTCAAAGAATCTACTGCTTTGCAAATCAAAATGCTAGAGCAAAAAGTTGATAACACACAAAAGCAGGAGAATCATCGACTGGCGAGTCTGGAAAAGACCGTCAGCGATGGGTTTCTCTCCGTCCATCGGCGCATTGATCGGCATCTTGAAGCGCACGGGGATGGCGAGGAGGGATGACTGATGTGCTATAAAACTTTACTTTCAATTGACGGTGGCGGTGAGTGGTTCGTTGGAGTGAGTGCATATCTTGCAGCTCTTGATACATCACTTGAATACAAACTTCGAACAAAGATCGATGGAGGCGCTGGCACATCTGCTGGTGCACTCTTGATGTCTCTATTTCTATACGGATACACTCCAGAAGAAATTGATGCTGTTGCAAAGAAAGAGCACAAGAAGATGTTTGACAAAGTGGGATTTCCACAATCGTGGAATCCTCTTCGTCCTCATGACTATCAAGGAAAGTTTGCTCGTCAACTTTTGCAAAAAATGCTTGGAAATGCAAAAGTCAAAGATGTGCAAACTCCTATCTTTTTGGTAGGATGCAATATGTCAACTCAAGAAGAAATGATTTTCTCTCATGAGTACAATGGAGATTGGCCACTGTGGAAAGCTGCTTTGGTGTCAATGTCTGCTCCTTCATATTTTCCTCTCGTTGATGGAATGTATGGAGATGGTGGTCTAGCAGCAAACAATCCATCACAAGTGTTGCTTGCAGGATTTTGTCATCAAACAGCACAATACATACAAAACATCAAAGTTCTTTCCTTTGCTTCATCAGGACGTGTAGCAGGAAAGAAATCATCACCAGTGAATGTATCAACAAAAGTTGGATGGGCAAAGCCAGTCATTGACATGCAGCTTAAGGGCAATTCACGAGTAACACACTTTGTCATGAAGAATCAACCATTGCGTGACTACATGAGAGTGTGTCCACAAATCACAGAAAAGCAAGACTACGCTTTAGACTCTGTGGAGAATTTTGAAGATATTCGAAAGATCTGGCAAGCTGAATACACAAACACAAAAGCTACAGTGATCAACTTCTTAAAAGGAGAGAACCATGCATAGAACAGAAGGTGAAGATTACATCCTGGAAAGTGGGAAGCGTCGTTTTGCCGCAGCAAATCCACCAACACAAAAAGCTACACGCTTGCCAGCAGAGTTTATGAACGCAGTGCAAGAAGAGCTTTGTAACGTAATCAATGCAGCAGTGCCTGCAATTCCACTGAATGCATCAGCAGCTGAAGATAGAGCAGCTGGATGGAATCAGCTGTTAAAAGCTTTACAAGAAGGGCAGCTTATCAAAGCTACATCTTTTAACACAACTGCTATTGCCGATGGTTTAGCTTCCGGGACAGGCTTTACAGAAGCATCAAACTCTCGTGCTGCTGTGGATCTTCTTCGTTCTACATTTGCCAATGGATTTGATCGAAGCTTTGGATACTACAATGATCCAAGTCCAAATGCTCCCATAGCAAAAAAGATTCCACTAGCAGTTCTTGCTCAAGCCATTGGATCAGAGCAACTCATTGTTGTTGACAATCCATCAACTGACACACTCGATCTTGCTCTTGGTGGTCTGTACTCAGATGCTTGGGATAGTCATCTCACCATCGTAATTACGGGAGCTTACACAAATGCAACACTTACTATTGATGCTCCAACACCACGTCGCTCACGTGTGACACTTATCAATGCAGGATGGGGACCAAGCTCTGACACTTCTTCATCATACGGATCAATCACGTGGCATAATGCCGGCTTGGTTGGATTCACACTTCGACACAGCTACAGTGCAGAAATGTATTTCAATAACATTGGTGGGCGTGTAGATTTGCGTCAACTTCCACCTCATGCAGTGCCATTCAATGGGCCGCCTGCATTCTGGTCACGCTTGCACGGAATTCGTGACATGAAAACAGTAGATGTAGAAACAGCCATTGTTACACCAGCGTCTGGAAATCCTACATACCCGTTTCCTTTGCTTATGTTGGATCAAACAACTACTAACATTGGTGGAACAGCAGGCGCTGGAGTTCGAGTCGCTGGAGATGTTGGTGTTGAAGTGCCACAATCTACAGTGTCACGTCTTGGAAATTCTAGAAAACGAAAGACTGGACGTATTTTCCATTCACTCGATGGCGAATTGATGTGGCATAAAGGTCTTGATGCAAGTGGTGTTCAGCGTGGATATGTACGTTTGGATAATCCAGTTGAAACCACACTTCGTCACTACAGAACTGTAGATGGAAACTTTCCTGCTGATGATTCATCAATCGGTTTCTTTAGTCATATTGGCGACACATCACGCTTTAATCTTTCTCCATTCATCAATGATTGCACGAATAATAAAGCAATGGTTCTATTCTCTGGACTTTCTATTCCTGCAGGAGAATCAATCACATTGCAATTAGTGCTTCGTAGATGGCTGTGTGATGGATCAAACAACTTTACTGACATCGTAAGTCTAGACACTGTAGTAACAACTGTAGACACTGGAAACGATGTTCTTCGCTCTGTTGAATTTCCATTCCTCTCAAACTACTTATTTGCAGCAGGACGCGCTGTTGAGCCACTGATCAAAGTGATTTCACGAACCGGAGCAGGAACAAAGTCAATTGGCTCAATCATGACAGCAATTGAGTTTACCAGAGTGTCGGAGTCCTAATATGACAAATGCAGAAGCACTCACTCTGCAGTACTTTACAGCAGAAGAAATTGAACAGACAGGAGCAAAACTTTCTGAAGTGAAGCTCGTGTTGTTTCAACGAATGGATAAGTTCAGAGCACTTATCAATAGAAGAATACGTCTTTTGCATAATGGACTCACAACTGGCAATCATAAGTCACCTGAGCATGCCCAGGGCGTAGCTTGTGATTGTTACTTGGATCCACGAGATGGAAAAACTGATTTTTACTTTATTTTCAAGTGTGCTATTGATGCAGGTTTTAACAAAATCGGAATCTACTGGAATGGAACAACATATTCATTTCATCTAGCGATTGCTCCAAAATCTGCTTTTTGGCTTGCTACTAAGAAAAAGCAAGGCGAACCATGGAAATTTGGCGCTTTGTTACGAGACCCTAAGGAAGTATTACAGAAGTCAGCCTGAGCAGCTCAGGTTAAGAGGCTTTATGTTAGTTGCTAGTTTATACAAATACATAACAAAAGCTGACAGACGGCATCAGAGCTAGGTCAGGCAGCTTTCGTACTACTTTTTAACTACTTTTTAACTAAACTCGTTCTTTTTAGGGGGCTGGGGTACTTACCTTGGCCCTTTTTCTTTTTTCTTTCTCTTTTCTTTTTCTAAACGTTAACTAATACTTTAAGAATATCATTAACGTTAAGAAATAAAGAAGAAAGAATAGAATAAGAATAGAAGAATAGAAGAATGACGAATAGTAATTTGCAAAAGTGTTAGGCCCCTACCCCCTAAAAAGTAAGATTTTAGTTAAAAAGTAGTACGATAGTAGTAAAAAGTCTCAACTTTCAAACTTTTTTCACTTCAATTATCAGCTTTTTCTACGAAATTGCTGACTTTTAAACTTTTTTTGAAAAAAGTGAAAATTTTTATGTACAGAGTACACAACATGATGTATATTGTATTCATAAGGAAACAACAACTTCTGGACACTCCAGAACGGAAGATAGAAAGATGGAAGCACATCCGTATCACAACGAAATCATCGAAGCAAAGCGTGCTTTGAAACAAGCAGAATCTTTGAAAAAGTTCATTGAGAAATATGAAACTGCAGATGCAGCTGACGCAATGGATGATGTC